TACCCATAGGGTTGTCTTCGGTGGGCACCTGACAGCTCTCCCCCTGTACGTTATAACCGTACGTCTCCTTTACCATTTTAGACCGATAAAGAACGTAAATGACAGAAAGGACAGTCGCACCCAATACGAATATGCGAGCATCCCGACGAATGAGGTAAATGAGACATGAAGCATAGATCACAAACCGGGAGGCTGCGTTAATGCGATCCTCTGGAGTTTGTTCACTCGTTGGCCAAAACTGAGTAACCCGGTCGGCTCGAATGAGTTGCTGGGGATCGTCGAACCAGGCTTTCATTTAGTATATGTTGAGGTTTATTTTTTGGGAAGGTTACCAAGCATGCCACCCATCATCTTCATGAGTGCATCCTGGTCGATACCATCACCGTCAGTCTGCATCTTGTCGGCACACTCCTTCGCGATACCTTCAATCATCTTAAGAGTATCGTCGGGAATGGACGTGATAGTCGTTCCAAGCATATAGAGTGTCTGGAGATACTGCCACGTCGCACCCCTCGTGTTGGTGGACATGCGCTCCCAGTACGACTTAATGTTGAGATCCTTCAAGAAATCGATGGTGTCAATCTCCTTGAGTAGGAACGTCTCATCTTTCACGGAAATCTTGTCAGCGTAGGGAGAAACACCCTTCATAAAAGCATCCACGACGAGGCGTGGATTGGTAGACTTCAAGACGTCGAACGACGTCATCATCTTCTTAATGCCTTTTTCCTCTGGAAAAGTCTTGTGCAATTCCACAAGAAATTGACCCATCATATCGTTAAACGCAGTAACGGACGCCATTTTCTTATTTTAATCCTATAATCTTTAAGTTTAGAAAGGTTCATTGGAGATAGTCTCCTTCTGTCCTATACCACCAGACACTATAAAGAATACGAGAATCGCATTGAGTGCGGCGGGCTTGGTATATTTATTGAGTTCGAGTTTACCCTCGTTATTGAGATGTGCCTTGAGATGAATGTACCCAGCAGTGATACCACCCGCGATGAGTGCGGCGTACACTGGATCACGGAGATAGTCGGAGAGTTCCATTTAATTATACCTGGGATTTTTTGTACGCTGCTCTGGTGCGTCTCCAAATAGAACGTCATCCTCCTCACCAACCTGTTGTGCAGGTGCAGGTGCGGAATCGAGCTCGGGCTCAGGCTCCGGCTCAGGTTCAGGCGCACGAACACCTGGGACAGTCTTGAATTCATTCTCAAGTCCGGTGGGTTCCGGCTCTGGTGCGGAAAAGGGTTCGGGCTCGGGCTCGGGGAATGGTTCAGGCTCAGGCTCAGGCTCTGGCTCATCTTCCCCCTCAAGTACATCTGGATCGAGCCCGTCCTGGATTTCACCATCGAGGGAAATGTCACGGGTCTCCTGGGACATGTATGTCTGGAGAATTTGCTGCACAGGGATCAATTCCTTGACAGTGTTTTCAATGCAGAGTGAAAACCTCACTGTGAGTTTTTCATCGCGCAAGTATTCACTCTGCTCTTCACTGAAAATGTATGGATCCTTGTACAAGTCCTTCGCCATGTTGTTATAACATGTCTGAATGAAAACCTCCTCCGTTGGGAGCTTTAGGGAAATCTTCTTGTTGTCCGCCTTGAGACGAACGGCAGAGAGAATTTTGGTACACGCGACAAATACAGCAGCGAGTAGATCAGAGAACCACGCACAACGACTGGTGATGTTGTCACTATGATTTTTGGACATCGCGTTAGACCAGTTGGGAACTTCCTTGAGAAGTTTCTGGAACATGATGAGAACCTTTCGACCCTTGGAGAGTTTTATCGATTCGTTGTACATATCCTGAAAAACTTCAATCATAGGGGGACACATGATGAGACACATCTGACCCAAATACTCCTTCTTCGCCTCTACCATGATACTCAGCTGTTCAGACATGATTTTATAATAGTTTTATATATTTAAACTTTAACTCTCACGCATTTCTTCTGTACTTATTGGCCATCTTCTTGAGGTTCATGAGGTTTGGGAAGTCCGTTTCACCTTCATCCTCCTGTACCCTCTTCTTCTTTTTCTCGACTATCCATGACACGTATATATCATGATCACTTATGAGCCGTACAGTGAAACCACCTAATTGAAACTGTCTCGCAACGTACCTCGCAGCCTGTGAACGATCAAAGACTGGATACCCCAATAGAAATGATGGAACGGTCAGAAAAATTTGTTTGTGTCCAAGTTCTACTGACTGTTTAATTTTAGTAGAAAACTGTTCATAAATTTTTTTGTAAATTTCCTTACGGATTTGTTTTCTCTTTTCATCAATCTTCGTTACATCATTGATGCTCAACATTATAATGTCTTCAAATTATTTTTTACGGAATCAAACTCACTTTTGGTTGGGTAGACAACTTCCTTCACGAGTTCATAATCGAGAAATTCTTTACCAGCAGAACCTTCAGTGAACGCGCTGACATCTTCGGGTACATCAACCCCTAGAGGTTGACTACGAAGCGATACGAGACGAACCTTCTCGTTCTCAACCTCGAAGGAGGCGACGATGGAGAAACCAAACGAGAAACCATCCTTTTTGATGGTCATAAACATACATTCATAAATATCATTATCCTTCCCCTTGTAATGATTGACAGCCGACGTCTCGATGATATAGGTGCAAAGACCGGTACGCTTGGAAATTTCGTAGTTGGCTTGGAGAATAAACTCTTCCATCGTGTCATTGTCTACCTTCGCCTCAACCTTTTCATATTTGGATAGGTCGGGCTTGGGATCATTCAGCTTGATGGGAGGAACGGGTTTGCTATGTCCTGAGAGACCGAAAGCTTCTGTGAAACCCTCTCGATTTGTCATCAGGATAAACACAATCACGATGAGTGTCAAAGCTAAGAGGTAATTCATATTTACTATTATGCGTTAATTTTTTTTTAGAAATTACCCTATACATAATAAATGTCCCTGCTGATATATAGTCCAAGATGCAAACATTCCATGGATGTCATCGAGTACATTAATAAAGTTCCCCAGCTGAAACAATTGGTACATTATCATAACATCAACACACAAGGTATCCCACCCAATTACAAGAACAAGATCAACCGAGTACCCACGATGCTCACAAAAAATGGTAAAATTCTCGTGGGGAATGAGATCAAAAACTGGCTCGATTCCCTATTACCCAAAAAGGATGTTGATCACGCATGGATAGGGGGTATGGGATGTTCGATGACGTCACTTGATGGAGATACATCTACATCGGACATGTTCCGACTTGATGAATACGGTAAATCTCTCCAACCTGCGATGACCCCTGAATTGCAAGAAAAAATCAGTCGAGACGTTTCCAAGGGTGTTGCCTATAGTGATTTAAAGATGTAACGCACGAACACAATAGATATGAAGCTTGTCACGATACAGGCTTCAGCCTTTAAATCAACATTTGAAGTTTTAAAGGATATCCTGAATGACGTCAATATCTACTTCAGACCAGATGGAATGTATGTTGTCACCCTGGATACAGCTAGGACCTCTCTAGTGGACATGTATCTCGCCGCCGACAATTTCGAAGAGTATCATTGTGAACAAGAGGAGATCATAGCTGGTATCAACATTTCCAATACATTCAAATTGCTCAAGACGATCACGAACAATGATGTACTTCAGATTGAAATCAAATCGAAAGAATACATGAATATTGAGATTATCAGTGAAACAAAAAGGACAAACACTAAATTCCAACTGAAACTTTTAGACATCAATGAAAGTCGTATTGAGGTTCCAGATGTAGAGATGACTACAGTGACAACTTTACCTTCTGCTGATTTTCAGAGACTGTGTAGAGACATGTCCAACATTGGTACAGATATCGAAATTAAACGGGATGGAAAGGAAATTCGTCTAAAATGCGAAGGAGACTTTGCCAATCAGGAAACGTCCATCGAGTGTCCAGATGAAAGTCCTGTGATGAGTGGTTTATACAGTCTTAAATACCTGAATATCTTTACAAAGGCGACGAGTATGTGTGCGTCTGTGCAAATTATACAGGAAACGGGTAACAGGTTTTTGATTTTGAAATACAATGTCGCCAACCTGGGTGAACTCAAGTTTTACCTAGCAACT